TGTACTTGAACTAAGTTTTACTATGTCATTGTTATCACCACTTACAGTTCCACTAAATGCATAGGTATCTGCTAAGTTCATTGACTCAGCTTGTATTTTGCTTAATGCCATTCTCTATGCTCCTATTAGCTTATATGCACCAAAGTAATTATTTTTTGGATAACTTACATCCCACTTCCATTGTGCCCCTGAATTTGTATTACAAATCCCATATATTTCTACATAATCATCTGTATCTAAATCTACAATAGCTGATATTGTTATATGTTCTGATTGAAAGTTTTGGTCTTTTTCAGGTCTTGAAATTATTCCCTTATAATCAGAACCATTTTTATATATGTGTAATTCATTTAAAACTATATCAAAGGTTGTTTCTGACCTTATATCAGCACCTGCATATACATAATATTTACCTGCTACTGTAGGTGTAAATCTATGAGTTGAAGTGTCGTACTTACCATGTGAATCAAAAACTTCTGTAGATGCAGGCATTTTACTAGCTGTATTATCTGTTAAGTCTTGAACAGTTGATGGTACGTATGCTTCAAATGCAGGTGTGTTTGTTTGCGAGTTACCTACTGGCAATACACCAGTAACCTTAGATGTAAGGTCTACTGCACTACTAGCTATCTTGGCTGTGCTTACAGAACCATCAGGTGGAACTACAGTTTGCAAAGCCTTACCAGAAAATATGACGTAGATGTCATCTGATGCTGCAACTGTGTAATTTACAAAACTTAATGTAGTACCATTAGTTGTATAAGATGTTGTTGGTTCTTGTCTTACATTGTTGATGTACAATTCTACTTCATTAGCATTAGCTACAGGATGACTCAAGGTAACTGAAGCACCTGATGCTCCTGTTAAATCTTGTTTAACCATAGAAGAGTACGAGTTTGTAGATTGGTTACCTACGTATCCCATAATAAATCTCCTTATGAACTAATTGCATCTACTGCAGAAACCCAACAATCTAGTGATGAGGCAGTATCTGATTTAATGTATAGTCTGTCTCCTGATTGAACAACTATCTTTGCTCCACCATCTAAAACCTGTAGAGCACCTCCACTTGCTATGGGTGCACCTTTAACTAAGTACACGTTTGCTGTACCATTATTAATATAACAGTCTACAAGTATTGCAGTTGTGGCTGTGTTTGTCATGTGTATTCCTACGATTGTATCATAAGAATCAAAGTTAGCTCCGTCAGGAATATCTGCTGCTGCAGTACCTACTCCTTGTAGAGTGTATCGTCTAAAATTCTGTGCCATTTCTTATCCTTTATAAAGCTATGCTCATTGCTATTGAGAACCCTGCTGAAGCAAAACCTGCAGTACTAACTGCTACGTTTTCCCAAGCTGAACCATTGTAAACTTTCATATTAGTATCAGTAGTATCGTAGTACAAATCCCCTGCGTTCAAAGCATCACCATCATTATCCAATGTAGGTGCACTAGATTTAGCTCCTAAATACGTATCATCAAAATTATCTACTGATGCTGCAGCTTGTTCAGCCCAATACTTAGCAGAGTAATTACTACCATCTACTGTAGTGTTAGTACTAAAACCATTTCCACCACCAATAGCCCATTGTTTAGCTGAACCTGAAGTCTGTCCTGATTGTGTTCCAATAGCATATTCTTTAGCTGAGTACTCTGTGCCATCTACTTGATTAGTTGTATCTGTTGCCCACTCTTTTGCACCACCTGAACCTGCAGTATCTGTAACACCAGTACCACCTAAAGCCCATGCCTTAGATGAATAATTAGAACTTTCTACTGCACCATCAACTTTGTTTGCATAGTTCTGTGCTAGTGTTGCATTGGCTGAAGCATTATTAATATTTGTTGCATTATTATTAACATTAGTAATAGTAGGTAAATTAGTATTAACATTAGTTATAGCAGTTAAATTAGTATTAACATTGTTAATAACTGTTTTATCAGCAGAAGATAACCAAGTGTTTTCAATGTAATTCTTTGTTGCAGCATCTTGAGCAGCTGTTGGGTCTGCTACATTCTTAACAACTTTACTCTGCATATCCCACTTATTATCTTGACCTAAATTAACTGAGTCAGCAGTTAAGTCTCTAGCTTCTTGTGATGAGTGAAAGATTTGTATATTAGAGTTATCTAAGTCTTCTTCTGTTAGTACTGAACCAGATGCAAAGTCTATTGCTCTTGATGATAAGTCTGTGGTACGTCTAACTTGTACAACAGTGCCACTAGCAGGAGCACTGGTTAATTTCACTGTAGAAGTTGAAGGGAAACTCAAACCTGTTTGGTTTACCCCATCAACTGTAACACTTATTTCGCTAGTTGCAGTGTAGGTAAAGGGGATACTGAACGTATCCGTACTGTTATCCCCAGTATTATTTTGATATGATAATGGCATATGTATTCCTCGTTATTAATGTTGTAACTTTAGCTTTAGTTAGCTAGAGTATCAGCAGTTTTGTTTAAAATTTGTCTAGCTCCATATAAAGATTGGTAAGGTAATAGCCTTAAAAGTTTTCTATATTCAGATTCTCTATAATCATCATCTCCAAACGCAGCTTGTATACTAGTACCTACTCCAAAAATTAAAGAACCTATTGGAGGAGTAATAGCATAAGAGTTACCTGTTAAAACACCTGTAGATAATTGGGCTACATAACTAAATATAGAAGCTGCTCCTATTTGTGCAGCACCTCCTGCCATTAAATTCTGCCATTCAAAACGTTTTTCTAAATACTCTTCCCTATCACTACGTCCTGTAGCATTAAGGTGTGTTCTAGCTATATACATCATAACACCCATGCCCATAGCTGCTGTTAAAAGTTTAGCTACTGCTACAGAATCTCCTCCCATAGCCCTAACACCTAAACGTTGAGTTTGTTGTTCCATAGAAGAAAAGGTAAAGTTCATAAACTGAAATAATGATCTACCCCATTGACTACTTTTTAAGTATTTATTACTAGTAGCCAAATCAGATTCTTGAACATTAGTTCTAGCATCTTTAAAACCTACAGCACTAAAGTCTTCTGCTACATCCTTATCCCATTTTTGAAGATTAAGTTCTTTAATTGTACCATTAGAATTTCTTGTAACAATTTTAGGGTTATTAAGAGTTTTCATTATTTTAAAAGCTGCTTCATCAGTAAGACCAAGCTGTTCTCTTTTAATAGCAGAAAAAGGTAACTTACCTTTCCTAGCAGCTAAAGAAAATTCATTAGTAAAATGTAACATAGACATTCTTCGTAAGGTTTGTGTTACACCTGTTAAACCTGAAAGATAAGCAGTATGTTTTTGAGAAGCTAAAGCAAACTTTTCTGTAACTCTTCCTGCTTGATTTTGGATTTTCTTTGTAATAGTTGCTCCTAATTCTTCACCATCCATACGTGTTAAGTTAGACCAATTACCTAAAGCTACTTCATTACCTAATCCAAAAGCTTTTATTAATTCTTGTATTACGTTTTGATCAGCAGTAGGTTTAGTTAAATCTGTAAAAAGTTGTTTATATTGAGGTACAGACTTAAGTAAAGTCATAAAACTATACTCCATCATAACGTTAGTCAACTCCATCATAGCTGACATGCCTGACATACCCATGTTAACAGCAAAACTAAAAGCTCTTAGAGCTATATTAGCATCATGTATTGTTTGAGTTTCTCCTCTATGAGCTAATCTACCAGTAATACCATCATACATAAACTGAGCAGCTTCTTCAAGTTGATCTATTTCAGCTGAACTTTTAAGTTTACCTTCTTTAAAAGCTTTTGCTCCTCCTCTTTTAATACCTCCTATTACTAAATCTTCAAACTGAGAACCTGCCACATTAGTATTAATGCCGTTCCTAGCTAAACCAATAGCACCTGACATTTGAAATATGTAAGAGTTTATTAGTTGTTCACCATCTTCTTCTAGTAAATCACTAAATCTTAAATCTTCTATTTCTCCATTTTTGTTGGTAACTTGTATTATAGTACCTTCGTCTAACACAACACGAGTTTGAGCACGTTTAAATGCTTTAGGTGTTTTTGATCTAGTTAAAATTTCTGTAATTGCATCTATAGCTTCTTCATCAAAGTCATCTGCAAAAAGTTTATCCATATCTTCTCTAAGAGTTGGACTAGAGTCTGTAAGTCCTGATTTTCTAAAGTTAGGGTCTAAAATACTTCTTGCATATCCTTTAGCCATTTTACTAATGTAATCATTAACTTCGTCAAAACCTGCTTTTTTCTTTCCTTTTTTAAGTAAAACTTTTAATACTTGATCTTCTATATCAGGCTGTGCTTTACGTATAGCAGTTTCAATTAACAACTCAATTTGTTCATCATTAAATTTTTCTCTTGCTTTTTTAATTTTAAATTCAGGAAAAATTCTTGTAAGATAATTAGGAATATTTTGTTTTTGTGCAGAAACTAAACCTGCTACATCTGCTTCCAATCCTAAATCAAAAAGTTCATCATGTATTCTTCTACCTTCTTTTGCTACTTTAATTACTTCAGGTTCTACATTATTATCTAAACCTCTCATATAACGTGCTAAAGAGGTATTAAACTCTTCTTCAGTCAATCCTGTTTTTTTAATCCATTTAGCTCTTTCTTTAGGTAGTAAAGTAGAAATAACAAGACGATATTGCATTTGTAATCTACTCATTATTTCAGTAGTAGATTTAGCATTAGTAGCTTTACCTTTACCCTGATAACCTGCTGCATTCATACCTAATTTACTACCAAAAAATCTAGCATCATCAACTGGTGAATTAAACAATTTAGAACCTACTGCTAAAACATTACGTAATCCAAATAAACTCCATCCAGCTTGTTTAGGTGTAGCTGCAATTTCTTCTGCTGTAGGTAAACCTTTAGGTTCGTTAAAAGACCTACCTGCTTCTATAAAATCTAAAGTAGATAATTCTTTATTTATTATATCGTCAACAAGCTTTACTTCGTTAAAAGTCTCATTAAATTTAGCTTCATATGGTGTTAGTTTTTGTCCTAAAAATATTTTATTATTAATAGTTCCACGTTTTCCTGCTTTTTTAAAACCTAAAGTAGCAGCATTTATACCACCACCTAACACTGCTCCTACACCACCTGCTATTAAAACATCATTTATGTCTATGTTATACCTAACATCTTTTCTAATAGCCTCAAAAGCTGCATTTTCACTAGCTCCTAATACAGCTCCTATTTTAAAAGCTCTTTTAGTATCATAAACTCTTTTAAGAACACCTGTTGTAAGGGCAGTAGCACCTCCTAAAGGGGATGTAGTAGCTGTAGCTAAAGCAGTAGTACCTGCAATAACTGCCCATTCAGCTGGGTCAAACATCATTGCAAATAATCTACCTAAAGTACCAGACCATCCAGAAGCTTCAAGTTCTGCTAGGTTTTTTTGAGTTGCTAAATTAAACTTTCTTTGTTTCATAGCTGTATTAAAACCATGACTATTAGCATTTTCTAAAACATCAATAGCTGCATTTGTATTTAAATCTTTTGTTAATTTTGTTATTAACTCAGGAGTAAAGTTAGTTATAGGTACATCATCTATAACACTAGCTTTATCTGCATGATCTATAATGCTTGAAATAAGACCATCTTCTTGATAGCCAGTACCAACACTTCCCCAAAACCCTGCAATTTCTTTTTCTTCTGCTTGTTCTAGTTGTTGATTTAGTAAAACACTTTCTTGAACAGTGTTAATTATAGGTATAGTAGTTTCGTCAGCTACTGCTGTTTCTAAGCCTAAATCTTTTAAAAGTGTTAGTTGAGCCATTTTGTTTCCTTTTTAATTGTCCATATCTAGCAACTCAGCTATCTTAGTTTGCTTTAACCAATTCTTTAAATTAGAAGCAGTTATTTGACCTTGTAGTTTTAAGTCAAGTAAAGCAGGAACACTCTCAGTCTTAATGTCTTTTGCTTTAGTTAACCTTCTTATATCTATTTTCTTATCTTTATGATTATAAGAAGCCATCTTAACTTTGTCACCAGAGTTACCACCTATGAACCATACTTGGTCACCATCTACTTTGTAGACAATACCAACATGTCCAAAGGCTGCTTTATACTTTTTCTTTTCTTCATCAGTATGATACTTAACCATAATATCACCAGCTTTAGCTTGGTTTATATCTACAGAAGTACCTACGTTTGCATAAGAAGAAGCACGTAGTTGCTTAAACTTGTCTGTGCTAACTAGAGAATCTGTATCAAAGCCTGAGTCACGTAGTACTTGAGTTAAGAAAGCTGCACACCATGCTTTATTACCAGCAAAGTCTAGTACAGTTTCATTGTCAGGATTCCAATCACCTACAATATTCTCAAAGAAACCTTTAACTGCTTCTGCACCTTCTGATTCTTTTTCAGAAATGCCCATATATTTAGCAGCTGCTTCTACTGGATTTACTGCTATAGCTATATCACTAACCATATCAGCAGTAGGTTGTTCACCAATTTTTAGTATCTTTTCTTCTGGTACGTTTGTATTAGCATGTGCAGACGGTATTATAGAGTTAGTTATACCTGATGCTACTGCTTCTACTGTCTCTGTAGTTGCACTACCTACATCATTAGCCATCTCTAGAGCACGTTCTGCAGTCTGTGTAGCCCACTTA